CTGAGAAGTTCGGATTATACCATAACTGACCGTCCTGTGGCTCGTTCAACGGAGCATCTGGAGAAGCAGCAAATCTTGGATCCGAGGCTGCTAGTGGCTTCCAACCAGAAGCTATATAGCCTCCAGTAGCACTTTCTGCTGTATAGAAGTTTTCTGTACCAGCTAGTGTATCGATGTTATAGGCAGTGAATGTGCTAGCTAACGCTGTACCGGAAGTGTCTGCTAGTCTAAAATCTCCACCTAGTGTGTGACTGATAATTAGTCTGTTAGATGTTGCGCTGATTTCTGTCACAGAAGCAACAATGTTGGTAAATCCAGCTGCGTTGATAGCCGCTGCCATTAGTTCTGCATCACTGTTAGTGCCTACAGCAGTAAATGAAATCGTTTTAGCTGTGTCTAGGGTCAGTGTAGTCTTAAGTGATTCACTGATGGTAAATGTTTTAGCACCTGCAGAGATCGTGCCTGTCTTAATAATATTACTGGTAATGCTGGTAGCTGCTCCAACAGTGATGTTTCTACGCCATACCCTAAATGTTGCTGTGGCAGGCGTTGAGTCGAAGCCCGATGTTTCTTTGGCGTTGGCCTGTGTGAATAATGCATCTTCTGGAATACCTACGCCACCACCACTGCGATCTAGATAAAATAAAGCTGCTGCGGTATTGTCGTAGATAGGAGCTTCATAACTTACCCATGATAACGTAGCTGAACTCCAACGTTTAGCTCTCACACGAGCACCGTTGTTGGGTTCTGTGGTTTTGACCCATACACTGCCTGTAGCTGCTCCGCCAACGGTATCGGTGTTTTCACTGCGTTTGTAGCTGGGCACACTTGTGTGTGGTTGCTGTGCTAGGCGTGGACTTAGATATACACCTGGGGTAATCCCTAGATTGGTCCAATCGCCTTCTAATAACACTCTACCATCTGGTCCTGTTGAATCTCCTGGTGTGCCGTCTTGTGCAGAAGTACCATCGGAATAGATGTATAGTCTGTTACTAATAGACTGTGCGCTTACGCCCTGGATACTCGCAGCATTGATAGATGCTGCCATTGCAGTGGTAGTTCCTGCCGGAATTAAACTGTTGTTTACATAGTAAGATCCAGTAACTGCTCCAGAAACTGCGGTGCCGCTGACCACAGGCCAACTGATTGACCATTCGTTAGATCCAACCAGGACCCATTCACCTGCATCAACCGCAGTGACTCCGCCAGTGGATGCCGGTGCGCCGGGGCTCTTGTAATAGATTCTTGCGTATTCTTCTTCTGCACCAAAACTAGTGTCGCCTTCTACAGTGCGGAACACCACTGCATAGTCACCGATCTTACCTACTCCAGCTTTAGGAGCATTACCGTCGATCTTGGATGGAAAGTCTGCGTCTGTAAGTACGATTGGCACTTTATATGTGAATTTCTGGCCGCCTGCTACTGTTGCAGCAGCACCGTTCCATTCTTGGATACCCCAGGTTGTGGCCTGCGTATCAATCCACCACTGGCCGTTTGTAGGATTCGCTCCCGGGGCGTCAGTCTGTGCTTCTAGTTCGTCTAGGTCTACATCTGCTCTCACGATAAAAGCAGCATTGCTTACACCCAATAAACTATAGGCTGTAAGCAGTCCGTATTCGTTGCGCTCTGAACCATGTATAGGAGTAGCACTGGCCGTTTTCTCAAAGAATGGAACGCCAAATGTCTCTGTAAGTTCGCGCTGGCTGGTTATCTTAAAGGCCTTGCCAGCATTGGCCGCTGTGGTACCTAATGCAGTGCCTGTGCCTGCACCATTGGTTTTATCTTGCGCTGTTGCTACTACGATAAGAGGTGTGGTACCAGGTTCTGCTGGTGTATAAAAACTCTCGTCGATTACCGTAACTTGTACGCCTGGTGATTGTAGTGCCATCCCATTTTCTCCTGGTAATAGTTGCTCATAATATTTAGCTGTATCAAGTAAAAATGGATGATTACGTGCCAATCAAAAGGGGTGGAAAAGGTACAGAAGCGTTAAATATCTGTATGCGACCATTATGCAAGTGCGGTGCAAGACCCTGTGCTGTGAACTACAAGAAAAATTCCAAGACCTATTACAGAAGTCTTTGTGAAATCTGTATGGCTCATGGGTTGTACACAGGAGTGCCACGATGGTTGCGTAGTGGTTACCGGATGAAATCGCAATGTGAGAAATGCGGATTCCGTTCTCCGCATGCGGAAGTTTTTAGAGTATTTCACATGGACGGCAATCTAGACAACTGCCGAGCTGCGAATCTCAAAACCATATGCCTAAACTGTGCTGGCGTTCTGAGCAAAGAAGGAGTCACTTGGCGTCAAGGTGATCTCGTTGCTGATTATTGATCTCACAGTATCGTAGAGCTCGTCTATGCTGTGATCGTTGATCAAGATATGATCAAACTCTGTGCCCACCCAAGCAGTCTCTGAAGCGTGTATCTTTCGCATCTTGAGATCTTGATGAGCCCAATTATAGCCTTGATTAGCTGCCACTGCGGTATCATACCACTCGGGTAACGCACCACGTTGTACCCAAATGATTTTACCGCCCGCATTGCGTATGCTGGCAATTTCATTAGGAAAACGGCAGTCTGAGATTACCACATGATCCTGTGAATTTCGCAGTTTGTTTTCTAAACTGGCTATCCAGATATCATCGTGGAAGGATTTTCTACAGACTTCTGTGCCCCAGTATTGCAGCACCCACCTAGGTGTCAGTGTAGGCATGTCCAGTCGTTTGGCCCACCATGGATCTACCTGTTCGCGCCACTCACGAGCTGCTTTAGTACGACCTTCCAACATGGTTCTGTCCCAACCAAATACGGCTGCCACAGCATCTTTCAGTGTGCTGGCAAATGATTCTCGTCTAAATTCGTGGAAGTTAACCAGATAGTCTGCGACGGTGTCCTTGCCGCTGCCAATAAAACCACATACTCCTATAATCATAAATGTCTCCTTACAAAGACAGTATACTATAGAATAATCAAAGAGTCAAGAATTTTTAGCCAATTATCCAAGAATACCCTGAACCGCCGGGTACTAGCTTCATTAGGTCATCCACTAGTTTTTCCATTTCTGCGGAAGCTTCAGTTTTCATAGCAGCACCGTTGAGCCCCGAACCACCCTGTGGTCCTGCGATTTGTGCGAATTTTTCACGTGCTTGGCCCAGCATCATCTTGCAGTTGGCCAAGGTATAGTCCTTGATCCACTGTCCAGAATACACATCATCTATGATAGCGAAGTCGGGTTTGGTATTATAGACCTGTAGCATCACAGACTCTTCGCCTCTAGGACGTTGATGTATGATCAGCTTATGGCTCTGTGGGTGCCATGTGAAGTTGATAAAGGAGCCGAACATTTTGCCCACCAGTTCCTGATATTGTGCAAACAGTTCATAGGTAGCTAATCCGCCCATGTTAGTCGAGCTTAACAGATAGGTATTGGAATAGGCTAAATTGAATGGTTCAAACACCGTTCCACCTGTGCCATTGCCCGTTCTAGATCCCACTGAGCGACGGAATATCTGTCTGACCTGTTGTATTTCTTTGGGCAGGATATACTCGTTATTGCTTTCAGTTAGTGTGAGGAAACAATAACTTTCCTCTACAGCGTTATCACTGCGCTGCCTAAACACAGCTAGGCTGCGATTCAGTGCGGTTTCGTAATGTATAGGGTCTAGTTCTATGTCGATCATGCCGTCACCCAGCATGGCCTTGCAGTAGTCAAAAACCTGTTGTTTTGCTTGATCAGTTGTGCTCATGATAGTATTTATCGTAGCGGTAAATATATGACTATGCCAAGACTCAGTCTCTACCGGCCCCAAAAGGGCAATGATTACCGATTTATAGATAAAACCATCTGGGAAATGTTCCAGGTTGGCGGCACGGATGTGCTGGTGCACAAATATCTTGGGCCCGATACCGCTGTGCAGGGCAACACTCCCTCGACACCCACATACAACACAGACGATCCTTTTAATATACAGGATTTATTGTTCTTAGAAAATCGTGATCGCAAATATGATCCCGACATTTATCTGCTTAGGGGAGTGTACAGTCTCTCAGACATAGATTTCAATCTCAGCCAATTTGGCCTGTTTCTACAGAATGACACTATTTTTATTACGTTCCACATCAATGACACCGTGGAAAAGATCGGTCGTAAAATCATAGCAGGTGATGTGATAGAACTGCCGCACCTCACTGATGAACATGCGTTGAACGATCTTCAGTATGCGCTGAAAAGATTTTATGTCATTGAAGAAGTTAGCAGGGCAGCAGAAGGATTTTCTGTGACATGGTATCCGCATCTGTACAGAGCCAAATGTAAACCATTAG